TGGTGATGTTGCTTCACTGGGTAGTTTAGGTGCATTTAGACAAGGAATTACACAACAACAATTACAAGCGGACGCTGATGCTGCAAGAACTGGAGCATACGAACCACAACAAAGACTTCAGCAATATGGAGGTGGTCTAGGACAATTAGCTGGATTTGCATCTCCAGCACCTGCACCAATGGGCGGTAGCAGTCCATTCGGAACTGCATTAAGTACAGCTACAGGTATTGCAGGACTATTCGGTAAACTATACGGATAACATATGAAACCATTAAATAGACCAATGTTTAAATACGGTGGCCCTATCAAAGAAGGTATCATGCATGGCATGAGAGAGTCAAAGAAAAATGGTGGTAGAATGTTATTAGCTGGTGAACACCCACAACAATTTAAAGATGCAAGTGGAAGAGAACAACATTTTGGTCCATTAATTGCTTTTGGGTCAGGTCTTATGTCTGCTGCAAGAGCACTTCCTGTTGTCTACAGAGGCATAAGAACAGCGTCTAAATTCTCACCATCACAATCAGGTGGTTATTTTAGAAATTTATTTCCAACCGGTAGATTTAGAAACGTTACTCCTACCATATCACGAACTAAGGAAAGAACTGTTCCTAATGCAAGCGGGTCTTATTCAGGAATAAAAATAGATCAAGGCAAGCCATTAGGTCTATTTCAAGCTCTTAGAGATCCAACAAGATTAGGACAAGCCATAAGGGAGAATCCATTTACTGCAGGAACTATTGGTGTTGGAGCTGCAGGACAAATTAAAAATATACCTGATATAGCATCGGGTGCTGCAGGACTTGTAGCTGATACAGGTTTAGGTATTGCAAATTATTTATTAGGAACAGATTTTAAAAGAGGTAAAAAAGACGACATAAAAACAACTGATGATACTGGAGGTATAAAACGTTTACCTAAAGATAAAGTTGTAACCGCACCTGAAACAGGTGGGACTGGTGGAGCTGGTGATGATTCAAAAAAAGAAATAAACGAAGCTAGAATAGAAGAAAACAGACAAAAATACTACAAACTTATGGGTATCGACAAAATGAAAAAAGGTGCTGTTTATGATTCATTAATTGATGCAAGTAATATTATTCAAAAAGAAGGTGGAGATCTTAAGGGTGCTATTAAGTCAGGTTCTCTACAAAATCAAATTATAAATGCTATATCTAAAAACTTAGATAAATCTGTGGATCTTAAAAAATCAATTGATGCTGCAATACTTAAAGGTGAAATTCAAAAAGACATTAATCAAACTAAACCATCAGCATTTGCAGAACAGGTACAATATATTAGAAATAATCCAAACGACCCATTAGCTAAAAAACTATCTGGTATGAGATCTGTAGCTGATGATCTAGCTGCGTTAGCAGACAAACCAATAACAAGTGATATCGTTTCAAGATTAGTTCAGTCTAAAGGTACAGATGTGGCTGGAATAATAAAAGATGACAAGTATCAAAAATGGGAAAAGAATAACGAAGGGGATGAAATAGATTATTTACAAGATGTATACAAAGGAAAAAAACTTGAAGAAGGTATATATATTATAAACAAAAAAGCCATTTCAATTGACAAAGATGGATTTGCATCTCCATTGGATTTAGATAGTATTATAGGTTAGGAATAACTTATGGCTACATTACGAGAATTAAACATAGCTGCAGCAGAGGACAATAATAAAGTAGGTACAATTGAATCTATACTAGCAGGTATTGGTTCAGGTCTTATTGCAATACCAAAAGGTTTCTTTTCATTAGGTGCAACATTGTTAGATCTAGGTGTTGATCAAAACAGAGCAGCTAGAGTCGAAGCATTCTTTGACGATCTTACAACATTAGATGAAAAAGCAGAAGCAACTGTAGCGGGTCAGATTACAGAGGCGTTAGTCAACATTGGTATACCAGGTGCTGCAGGATTTAAAGTAGGTTCTAAAATTGCTTCGGATGCTATGCGTGCATCTAAGAACATGAAATATTTTAAACCTACAGGTGAGGTAAAAAAATTAGCTGACGATGTTTTAGATTTAAATTTAAAAGGCAGAACTAATAAATTTATTGGTGGTGCATTGGGAGGAGGTGTCGGTGAAGCAACATTTGTTGGTGACGTAGAACAAATTGGTACGTTTGGTGACTTGATTGGTGGACCTACAGAAATAGATAGAGAGACTGATGATCCATTAACAGATTTATTAAATAGAGTTAAGTTCGGTACAGAAGGTGCTTTGTTCACTGGTATTATTGGTGGCACAGGTAAAGTTATTAAGAAACTAACTAACAGAAATAAAAACATTACAGATTCAAACGATAAAATAGATAGATTTATAGATAAGATTGCATCAGGGTTCAGGGCTAGAAGTGGTAAGACTCAAGAGTTTTTTGATGTAGAAAGAGTTAACATTGGTGAAAGATCTGCCGATGCTGTAAAAGCAAAAAACATATCTAGAGAACTAGACATAGCTATCGATAAAATATTTCCGCCATTTAAAAACATAGCAAACAGAACAAATCAAAAAGAAAGAGACAAACTACTAGCAGAAATAAACGATTTATTATTATCTGGAGATGCACAGATAGACGATCTTGGTTATGCAAAGTTTGGTGCACTAGATCAAACAAAAAAAGAAGCACTACTTAAAAAATTACAGGACCTAAAAGTAGACGAAGATACTATTGGTACTATATTTGGTAGCCTTACAGAGATCAGAGACAAGTGGGCTAACTTATTTTCTAATTTAGGAAGAACACTAGGTAAGAATGAAATAACAGAATTTAAAAAATTATTCGGTAACAAGTTTAAAAACTACATCGGTGCAACATACGATATATTTCAAAACAAAAGTATACTACCCTTCTTTGCATACACACCTACGAGAGAAGCAATTGAAAGAGCTAAATCTGTATTTAAGAGTAGTGCTGAAGAAGCAGGAAGACCAATAACAGATTTGCA